CTGGTAGCCTGGTCACTATTGCCGCTGGATCTGGCGTTGGCAAGTCGACCTTCGTCAGAGAGATTGCATATAAGGTTCACATGGATGGCTTCCCAGTTGGGATGCTCATGCTCGAGGAAACAACTAAGCGTACGGTTGAGGGCTTGGTAGGCATACACCTCAACAAGAATATAACAGTCGACCCAGAGCAAACTACCCGAGAAGAAGTGCTCGATGGTTTTGATGAGCTAACCAAAGACCAACAATTCTACTTGTTCGACCATTTCGGATCGACAGACATGCTCACCATTACCAACCGCATCCGATATATGGTCAAAGGTCTTGGTTGTAAGGTTGTCGTCTTGGATCACATATCGCTCCTAGTCAGTGGCTTAACGAGCCAAGTGTCAGACGAAAGACGACTAATAGACGACATAATGACTAAGCTTAGAGTTTTAGTTCAAGAGTTAGACATCTGTCTCTTGGTCGTCAGTCACTTAAGACGGCCCCAGGGCGAGGTAGGCCACGAAGGCGGTGCCAAGGTGTCCCTAAGTCAGCTACGTGGATCTCATGCCATAGCGCAGCTGGCAGACACTTGTATTGGCATCCAGGTCGATCCTGAGGAGCCAACGTCAGGCAGAAGGTTCGTCACAATATTGAAGAACAGGCACACAGGAGAAGTCGGTCCAGCTGGCGTACTCAAGTACGACAGAAGGGCTGGACGTTTGCATGAGTTGTCTGAGTTTACCGACATCGAGGAAGAGGAAGCATACTGATGAGCACACTTAAGGCATGTGAGGTCGCCCACATTACGTTTCAGATTAACACCAAAGATAAAACCTTTTCCCTGGTCCCAGGTGAAGCAGTCCATTCCAAGGACCGTAAACCATTATTCTCGGGCGTCATTACACCTGAGATGCCAGGTCAGTTAGAGCAGCTAGCCCTGAGACTAAGATTACTACTCGCATTTGAAGGAGAGCAAAGCCAATGATTACCTTTTGGACAGTCCTGACCCTAATGTATGGGATACAGGACAACATTTACACACAACATATGATCGTAGAGTCCCTCGAGGATTGCAGAGAGATTATCGACGCTGGATTACATGCTACGATGCAAGAGAAATACGGCATTGTCCTTGCGACGTGCAAAGAGACATCAGACTACAGCCATTTCCCAAAACCAAAACTAAGGCCCAATAACAGCAAATGATATACGGCTCTGTTTGTTCAGGTGTAGAGGCAGCGACAGTAGCTTGGCATCACCTTGGATGGGAACCTCAGTGGTTTAGTGAAATCGAAAAGTTTCCATCCGCTGTACTTAATTATCATTATCCAAACGTCCCAAACTTAGGGGATATGACTAACTATAAGGAGTGGTCTAATGAACCAATTAACCTTCTCGTTGGGGGAACCCCATGCCAAAGTTTCTCCGTTGCTGGACTCCGCAAGGGACTTGATGACCCTCGTGGTAACCTCATGCTCACCTATCTTGCAATTGCTGACAGATATAAGCCAAAATGGCTTGTCTGGGAAAATGTCCCCGGTGTCTTGTCAAGCAACAAAGGACGGGATTTTGGAACCTTCCTCGGGGCGCTGGGGGCGCTCGGGTATGGGTTCTCCTACAGAGTGTTGGACGCTCAATACTTCGGAGTGGCCCAGAGACGCAGACGTGTGTTTGTTGTCGGATACCTTGGAGACTGGCGACGTGCAGCAGCGGTTTTATTTGAGCGCGAAAGCTTGTCAGGGGATTCTCCGCCGAGCCGAGAAACGGGGAAAGAAGTTGCCGGACCAGTTACGACGCGCTCTGGAAATGGTGGCGGCGGAGGATTAGGCACTGACGAGGCTTGTAGTGGATACTTGCAACCCGAAAAAGTTACACATGGCGCTCCTTTCAGTCATAATCTTACGACAGAAACTATAGCATTTGACGCTTATAACAGCGATGTCACTGGCCATGTGACCAAAACCATCGACACAGGCCAAGATTATCATCACGTCCCGATAATTGTGCCAATGCAAGACGGCAGCGGAGAAGTGTCTAGCACCGTAGCGGCCCGTGACAACAAAGATGCAACAGATTTAATTGTAACTCCACAGACATCTTACTCTAACAGAGACGACGTTACACCAAAAACAGCAAAAGAAATAATCGGCACTCTAAGCGCAAGAGATTACAAGGGCGTGCAAGCGGTAGCCTACGGTATTCCTGGCAACTGGATTGGCCGTAAACCAGAGAACGGCGGTAACTCAACAACGCCGATGGATAACATAGCGCCAAACCTTACAAGCACGGATAAGCACGGCGTTTCTCACAACATGAATGTCAGAAGGCTAACACCTAGAGAATGCGAGCGTCTGCAAGGCTTTCCCGATAACTACACGCAGATACCATATCGCAACAAGGATGTAGCAGACTGCCCAGACGGCCCTCGATACAAGGCAATGGGCAACTCAATGGCTGTGCCTGTGATGCGGTGGATAGGAGAGAGAATACAGATGGTAGAGGAAATTAAAATTGAATAGGTGGGTCTTTGACCTGGAGAGCGATGGACTACTAGATACGATTAGCAAGATACACTGTATCGTATTACGCAATGTCGAGACCGACGAAGTACAAAAGTACGGTCCTGACGAAGACGACATCAAAGCAGCAATGTTTACACTAATGAATGCCGAAGAAGTTATCGGTCACAACATTATTGCTTATGACATCCTAGCGCTCCAGAAGGTGTACCCTGGCTTCGAGATATTAGGTCAAGTCACGGATACACTCGTACTCTCACAGTTGATATTTACGCAGCTGTCAGACAAAGACGGCATAAAAGCAAACAGAGACCCTGAGAGTTTCCCTCGTCGGCTAATAGGCTCCCATAGCCTAAAAGCCTGGGGCCTACGTCTTAAGAACCTCAAAGGTGACTACGATGGCGGCTGGGAAAACTTCAGCCAGGAGATGCTAGACTACTGCGTCCAAGACACCTCCGTCACCAAAGATCTCTATGAGCTTGCCATGAGCAAAGGCTTCAGTCAGCAATCGATTGACCTGGAGCATCTGATGGCGTCGATCTGTGACCGCATTGGTAACAACGGGTGGACCTTCGACAAGTACAAAGCCCAGGTTCTCTATGGCAAACTCGCGCAGCTGAGGTCAGACATCGAGCAAGGCTTAGATGAACTGTTCGAGCCTTGGGAAACCATCGAGACATTCGTGCCTAAGCGCAACAACAAGACGCTAGGGTACATCGAAGGTGAGCCATTCGAGAAGCGCAAGACCATCCATTTTAACCCAGGAAGCAGACGTCACATAGAGTTCTGTCTGACCAAGAAATACGGATGGAAACCTAAGAAGTTCACTAACACTGGACACGCTCAAATCGATGAGACTGTCTTGGGAAATCTACAGTACGTCGAAGCACAAAAGCTTGCTGACTTCTTCTTGCTTCAGAAGCGCATTGGACAGCTTGCAGAAGGCCCTCAGGCGTGGCTAAAGCGTCTGGATGATGATGGACGTATAAGACACAGAATCGTGGCCTGTGGGACCGTCTCAGGACGTGCAGCGCATAGGTCTCCCAACCTAGCTCAAGTGCCAAAAAAGGGGCTTAAGTTTGGTGAGGAGTGTCGTGAGTTATTTACGGTTCCTGACGGGTGGTCACTTGTCGGATCTGACTTGTCTGGCCTCGAGCTTCGATGCCTAGCGCACTACCTTAAAGACGACGGGGTGTACGCAAAGCAGATCCTTGAGGGAGACATTCACACCTACAACCAAAAGGCTACTGGGCTGTCTACGAGAGATCAGGCCAAAACCTTTATTTACGCCACAATCTTTGGTGGCGGTGACCAGCTAATTGGTAAGATTGCTGGCGGTGGTGCCAAGCGTGGCAAGGAACTTAAGGCAGCGTTTAACAAAAACATTCCAGCCTTTGCACAACTACAGAACGGCCTTAGAGCAGCATTCGACAAACGAGGCTACATTAAAGGTCTCGATGGGCGGCACCTGATGGTCAGATCAGAGCATAAGCTGCTCTCGCAGCTGCTTCAGTCGGCTGGTGCCATCATCTGCAAACAGTGGGTCGCCCTGTGTGACCGAGAAATCAACCTAAAGCTGGGACCTGACAAGGCGTACATCGTCGGGTGGATACATGATGAGATCCAGGTCGCTTGCAAAACAGAAGAGGTGGCAGAGCATGTCGGTAATATCGCTACAAGAATGGCGCGAGAAACAGGAGAAACTCTCAAAGTTAACCTCCCCATCAGCGCAGAATATTCCGTGGGCAGAACTTGGGCTCACACGCATTGAGCAGACCAACCACATGGAAGACTTTATCCTGACATACACGACGTTGGATCGAGCTTGGAGAAAGCCTTTTACGGTGTCCAGCAAGTTCGCTCGAGAAGGCGCATTCTACGTTGCCCTGTGTGCCTCTGAGGGATGGATAACCACAAAGATTGATGAAGAGACTTATGGCAATCGCTGGAACATTAGCGAGTACGGCATGGGCATAAAAAAGGAGTTAAACGGTGTTCTTAGAGACCTTATTAGCACATACCAAAAACCCGAAGGAGACCGTCCTCCTAATTGACGGCGACCTGTACTTATATCGAGCAGCCGCCGCCAGTGAAGAAGAGGTGGATTGGGGCAACGATGTTTGGTCACTGATGTCTGACCTTAAAGAAGCAAAACGGATCTTCCAGGGCTTCATTGACGACATCTGTGAGTCTCTGGACTGTGGCAACTTTATTGTTGCTTTCAGTGACCGAGATAACTTCCGACACGACATTGATCCAACATACAAAGGTGGACGGCGTAAGCTCAGAAAGCCTGTAGGTTATAGAGAGCTCGTAAAGTGGTCTAAAGATACCTATCGATGTCACACTGAGCCATTGCTCGAGGCAGACGACGTCTTAGGCATCTGTGGCTCGGCTCCTGACTTCGATGTAATCATGGTATCCGACGACAAGGACCTCAAGTCGATCCCAGGATCGCTGTATAGGCCGATGTCGGGTGAGTTCTCAGTTATCAGCAAACAACAGGCTGACAAGTCATTCTTAAAGCAAGCGCTAATGGGTGACATAACGGATGGCTACGGTGGTTGTCCTGGCGTCGGTGAGAAGACAGCCGAGCGTATCCTCGCCAAAGACCCTACCTGGAGCGCCGTCGTCAATGAGTACTCCAAGAAATCACTCAGTCACGATCATGCATTAGTCCAGGCACGTCTTGCCAGAATACTTCGCTTTGAGGATTGGGACGACCAAAAACACCAAATCAAATTGTGGACACCACCACAGTCACCAAGAGGGAGAGCAGCAAATGACAAAGTTGCCTAAATGTATGCCAATAAAAGGCAAGTACTTAAGTGAAGATCACATACTTGAGAACTGGGACTACTACGTCACTGTCACAAGAAAAGAAAACAAGATCTTTATGCAAGAGGTAGGCAAAGCTACCTGGAATGGTCAAGAAGCCGCAAAGCGTATTGGCAAGAAGGGTGGGCAAAAGCAGCACACCAAAGGCAAGTACTTTGAGGCATCCAAAAAGCGCAAGCCCAGGACACCTACCTTTAACGAGTATGTCCACAATGCGTAAGGGCAAAGACCAGGTACAGAGTCCAAGCCATTATACTAGGTGGGCTATCGAGCCAATTGTCTACATCATGCAGAACGGCATGGAGTTCTGGCGTGGCAACGTCGTCAAATACGTCAGTCGCGCTGGCTCCAAGGTGTACGACGGGCAAGATGCAACTCAATCAGAAATCACAGACCTCAAGAAAGCAATTCGCTACTGCGAGATGCGTATCAATCAACTCAATGGGAAAGAACCACAGAATGACAAGTAACAATAATACTATCGACCTACCAACCGATTACCAAAGCTTTATCCATGCCAGCCGCTACTCTCGATGGCTACCTGAGTACAGCCGACGAGAGACCTGGACGGAAACCGTCGATAGATACATAGGCAATGTGGTTGCCCCAGCGCTTCACACCAGTGACCTCACTTTCGAGGAGATCTATGAAACGCAAAATAAACTACGCAGCGCAATCCTTGGTCAGCTAATTATGCCATCGATGCGATGCCTACAGACAGCTGGACCAGCGCTCGAACGAGATAACACCGCTGGATACAACTGTAGTTACACGCCCGTCGATCATACGAGAGTACTGGACGAAGTCCTCTACATCTTAATGTGTGGAACGGGCGTGGGCTTCTCCGTCGAGAAGAAATACACTGAGTGCCTACCAACGGTGCCAGATTTCCTACTTGAGAAAGACATAGAGATAGCAGTTGAGGACAGCAAGGAAGGTTGGGCAGATGCATACCGCCAGCTAATCGAGGAGCTCTACATGGGCAGCATATGCTCCTGGGATGTCTCTAGAGTTAGACCATACGGCGCCAGACTGATGACCTTTGGTGGTCGCGCTAGTGGTCCTGGTCCCCTGGTAGCTCTGTTTGAGCACACAGTTGAGATCTTCCAGGGTGCAGCTGGTCGTAAACTGACGCCGCTCGAGGTCCACAGTCTTATGTGCAAGGTCGGTGACGTCGTTGTCAGCGGCGGTGTACGTCGGTCAGCTATGATTAGCCTAAGTGACCTAGATGACACAGAGATGCGAGACGCCAAGTCAGGCAAGTGGTGGGAAGACAACGGACACTTTAGATTAGCTAACAACTCTGTCTGCTACGACAGTAAACCAACCGCTATAGATTTCATGGGCGAGTGGTCTGCATTAGCTGCCAGTGGTTCTGGTGAGCGTGGTATATTTAATCGCAAGGCAGTCCAGTGGAAATATGAAAGTGAGAACAAACGTGACCACATGTGGGAGTTTGGTTGTAACCCTTGCGCTGAGATCAACTTGCGAGGCCAGCGCATTAAAAAGGTGTGGGACGCAACCAACGATCAATGGGAAACCTATAGTGAACCAGGAACAGGCGGTCAGTTCTGCAACCTGACCACTGTCGTTGTTCGAGCAGATGATGACATTGGCACCTTGGCAGAGAAGATACGCCTAGCGACGATCCTAGGGACCATCCAGGCAACCAAGACACACTTCCCGTACCTACGAGATTGTTGGCGCTCGAACACTGAAGAGGAAGCTCTACTTGGCGTATCTATGACGGGCATCATGGACAACAAACTACTTAGTGGGCGATCAAAGCAAAGCTTACCTGACGCACTGAAGCGGCTACGCATGTTGGCTGAGGCAACCAATAAGATCTGGGCTGGACATCTGAACATCAACCAGGCGGCGGCTGTAACTTGCGTGAAACCTGAGGGGACCTCCAGCCAACTAACGAACAGCGCTAGTGGCATCCACGCTAGACACAGTGAGTACTACATCAGGACTGTGAGAGCAGACGTCAAAGATCCTATCACCCAGTTTATGATAGGCCAGGGCATTCCACATGAACCAGACGTGATGTCCCCAGACACTACAACTGTCTTTAGTTTCCCTATCAAGTCACCTAAGGGATCAGTCACACGAGACGACATGTCTGCCATTGAGCAGCTGGAGTTGTGGCTGACGTACCAGCGTCACTTCACAAATCATAAGCCATCCGTCACGATTACTGTAGCTGACCATGAGTGGCCTAGTGTCGGTGGCTGGGTTTACGACCACTTTGATGAGATGTCTGGTGTCTCGTTCTTGCCTAAGGATGAACACACGTACCAGCAAGCGCCTTACCAGGACGTGGACAAGGCGACCTACGAAGCTGCCCTGGCTGAGATGCCTAAGCACATCGATTGGGATCTCTTGGCAGACTATGAGCAAGGCGACACAACCAAGGGGAGCCAGACCCTGGCTTGCACTGGTAACGTATGCGAGATTGTTGACGTTGAGGCAGCATAATCTTGAATTGCAATAAAGTGACATTATATACGTCAAATGGCTTACTCTAAAAAGAAATTAACACTAGAAGAACACGCCAAGTTTGACTTCCTTGATGCTCAAGCGAAGTTCGAGCTCCAGCTATTCAAAGACCGCGAACGGTGGATCAAAGAAAGCAAGATGAGTGCATACTTTCAGTCCACCAGAATTAAGGCTGCATTTGCACGTCAAATGGTTCTGTGGGAGCATCGTGATACAGGGCAGACAGTACAGATGATTGCTACTGCCCTGGAGATACCCAGAGAGACTGTCAGTCGTATTGTGAGCGAATGTCACGCTGCTGAATATATCTACAGAAACCCTCACAAAGGCTACCAGCGCTACTGGATAGCGTCTGATAAGCTTGTTAATAGTATGGCAGAATATGCAGAATACATAGCTCAGACGTGGCTCAATAGTGGCTATTACGATACTTCAAGCATGTACCCAGAGTTACTAAAGTATCAACGGATGAAAAGCAAAGGTGATGTTGCATCACATTGTGAAGACACCCAACAAACACTACATTTATTACAGAAGAGAAAGACCTGAGGGCGACGCTTGCCGTAGCGAGGTCAACTACTCAGGTCTCCATCGGTTTAGCCACCGACACACTACAGATAGGTACATATGTACACTATTACAATAGCTTAACTTTTGTGTGTCTTTCGATGGTATATTAATTAGGGACCCCTTACGAAGGTATACACAATGTATGCCACGGTTTTCCCCCGTCCCGATGGACTACATATGACACTCCTCCCTCTCATGTGTGGTCCATCGTGGACACCTTAAGAACCACATCTGACACAC